GCCTTGACATATTGCCCAAGATTGGGGTCGTTGTTTTCCTTCGCACGCTTTGTGAGATGGATGTCAGCCTCAAGGATGACCAAGCGATAACGACCAGCAGGCAATGGGCCAAAGCTGTTGTCGGTGGAAGCAGGAACGTCAGATACTTTGAAGTTAAATTGAGCCATGTTAGTCTCTCCGAATTAGTTTTGAAGTAAGGTGGAAATTGGGCTGTCCATGTCTAATGTTGGATCAAGAGCAACCCGACTCTTGGCAACATACGCTGGGTGAGGCTGTGTCATCAGGATGCGACGGTTGGTAGTTGTTGCAACCCCTCGCGTCCTTCCGAACTCTTCCTCTTTATTAGTCACAAACGTCTCGAACTTAGCGTGAAAGACCTCGTCGCAATACTCAAGCAGTCGTCCGCAGACCTTCTTGCTGAGCTTTGGTTGCAACCTGTCCCACGTGGCACCCGTTACGTCTTCAACTTTTCTGACCTCTTCGTGAGCGATCAGTATTACAGTTTTACCATTTTCGACGCACCTGTCAAGTTGTTCTAAAAACTTGTCAAAACGCCGTGCTGTTTCTACGGCACCTTTGCCGTAATCTGTCTTGAAGTTCTCCTCATGTAAAGCTGCTTCGATTAGCTTCTCAAGCCAGTCGGCTGAGTCTATGATAATCGTACCAAAGCTGCTGGTAGCTGCTTCGTGTACGGCTGTTAGTGCATCCATTGCTGTCTTGACCCTGACACGACTGACGTCAATGTTCTTAGAGCCATCCTCGGTAGCAATCACAAGTGCATCCTTGAACTTGGCTGCCCAAGTTGTCTTTCCAACACCGTGGCTGCCGTACACGCAGATGCGTTGAGGCTGGTGCTCGATGCCAGACGTTACGTTGTCTAGTATTCCCAATTCTACTCTCCAGTTCTACAGGATAATGCACGCTCAAGCAACTCACTTGGGCTAAAAATCTCTTCTCGTCCATCAACTTCCTTGACAGAGTAGCAGTTGCCATCACTTGCCTTAACAAGAAGATCGACCTCAAGGCTACCGTCAGCAAGGCACTCAATGTCAGCTGCTTTGCCCTGTGCCGTAAGACCGAGACGATCAAGTCCGGTGGTATCAACATTTGGGCTATTGTAGTCTGTCTCAAAGTGCTTCTGAAGTCTGCCAGCAGTTCTCCTCAGGCTGCCCTGCCGCTTGCCGTCAGCAAACAGGATGGCAAGCCTAAGCTCACTGCGATACTCCGGCCATGTCTTGTCGTGCAACGTGATGAATGTGCTCTCGGTGGTTTCCATTTTTCTCTCCTCGATAAAAGCGATCTTACAGTAAAACGATTTCCGTGTCAAGCAGTTCTTAATTTGACTTGACCCACTTGTTGAACTTGACGTCAAACTCTTTACGAGATGATAACACAGGTTCGCTGCATTGCAAGTCCAATTCCTGAATTATTTCGTAGGCTTTTTTGACAGCCGATGCTGGGGCACCGTATGTGTTTCCAGTAGCATACACTTTGTAAACGAATCGTGCAAGTGCTTCTTGATCTGATGTTAACATTGGGAGGTTCCTTAGTGGCTGGGAGGTTTAGATGTAATGGACGTCACTGTACTTGCCGTAGTATACCCAGCCGACGATGTTGTTGTCAACATCAAATTTGAAAGAAACTTTCTGGCCGACTCGTGGGTTGCAGATCAAGCCTTTAACGAGGAACGACCGTGACTTGCTTCGGACGATGTAGCGGCTTGTGTCACTGTCGCTCAGGTTGGTGACGCTGACGATCTCGTGAACGTCTGATCGGTATGCTTCGGTGATGAATGGCTCTAACATTGTTTTGCCTTTGAGTTGGCGTGTCGTTTGTGTCATGCCCCCATTGTACAGGTATCATCGCCCATGTCAAACGTAATCTTGAAGAAAATGTGGATTATTTTCAAAAGAGGGTATTCCTTGCGTTTTTCACCTGTTTATGGTACATTGCCTAGTCACTTTCACTCAAACGGGAGACTATTTTGATAGATACTTCAAGACTTTTGTTTACTTTTACGGTAGGCAAGGAACTTAAAAACGGAAACAACGGGCAGACAAAGCACTTCAGTGCATCACATAAGGAAAAGAAAGAGTGGCTTAACGCACTGCCTTTGTCCGATGTAGATGTTAATGGTGTTGAGATGTCCTTTGAGACGTTTACGGAGGAAGTCCTTGACTCATCTCCTGTAGCGTGTATGGTTGGGATAGTCGTCGAGAGATTTCTTGGCAAGCGACAGCGTCTGTGGGACAGCGATTCAGTCCTCAGGGGCAACTGCAAGCAAGGCATTGACGCATTCGTCACACGTGGCGTACTGTCAGACGACTCAATGAAGCACGTCAGCTGGACCCTTGGTGTCCAGAACGACTCAGACAAAGAGAACGGTCCTTACACTAAATTCCACTTCTACGAGGTATAGAGATGACGCGAGTAGGCATTATTGGAGATTCACACTGTCCGGTTCAGCTGGACAATTACCCTGAGTGGTGCATGGATGTGTTCAGCCAGTGGGATGTTGAGAGAATTGTCCACATTGGCGATCTGGCGGACTTTCACGCTGCCAGCTTCCATGACTCGGAGATTGGCTTCTTCGACGTTGTGAGCGAGATGGAGGCTGCTAAAGAGCAGATCCAGAAGATGCAGGAAGTCTTCGGCCCAGATGTTGAGGTGCTCACAGGGAACCACGATGCAAACCTTACCCGCAAGATGAAGGCCATTGGCCTTGATCCAGCATTGCTTCGCACGCCCGCTGACATCTGGGGAGTGGACTGGTCATTCCACAAGAGGTACACCAAGCTCGTGATCGACGATGTGATCTATATGCACGGTGACCAAGGTAAGGGCGGAAAGACCCCTGCACTTGCCAAAGCTGAGGGTGAGTGGATGTCTGTCGTCTGTGGACATCACCACAGTGCAGCTGGCGTGTGGTATGGCTGCAACGCCAATACCCGATACTTCGGAATGAACGTGGGATGTGGAGTTAACCAGAACGCAGCAGTGATGGCATACGGTGCAACCTTTGCCGCAAAGCCTATGCTAGGGTGCGGTGTCGTCATCGACGGTACGCCATACTTTGAGCCCATGCCCCTGAAGAACAAGTACGGGAGGAAGAAATGAGCAAGATCCTCGTAACAGGCCACGAGTCGCCAAAGATCGCCAACCTTATCGGGACCATCCTTGACGACCACAGCCGGATCACAACTGATGTCAAATGCAAGGATGCCTTTCACCTCTTCATTGCTGTCAGCCACAATAGTCCCATCACCGACTGCAGCAAGTCAATCGTGTGGGAAGAGCACTGGTCAGACAATGTCGTGAAGGTAATGTCAGTGCTTAGGTCATATAACCTCGATGGGAGCCACCAGCAGGCCGGTAGACGCGGTTGCAGCCCAATCTAGTCAAATGACACGAGTAAACGCCAAAGCCCCTGAGAATGCCTCAGGGGCTTTTATTTTGCCTGTTGTGGTGGGGCTTTTCTTTTACCTGCTGGCAACCCTGATTGCATGCTTCAGCAAGTGCGTGGCCACAACCTTCCTAGCAGGAGCAGGGACCAACCTGAAGCCGGGAATGAGCTTGTCACTCTGGGACATCAAGTGCGTCACAATGAAGTCAAAGTTTTTTTGACATCCTTCAACTCCCCATCTGTCCATCTTCTTCTGCATGTCCTTGCAGCCACATCCTTTTTTGAACTGCACTGCCCAGTCCGGTATGGTATTGGCGAGTGCAGTCCCCGGTCCGATCTTCTCATTAGTTTCCATCTATACAAGCCTGTTCTTCAGTGTGGGAAAGTTGTAACATTCCGCTGCAAGATCCAACGGTTACATTGCCTGTGCAGGAGTCGCCGCTCACGGAACTGCCATCGGGTGCTGTTCCGGAGATTGCGAAACAGCCGCCTCCAGTGTGTGACACTGAAAGTGAGCCTACGTTATTCACGCCGTCAATGGTCCAGACCCCTTCAACGCTCCAGTTGCAGTCATCAACGCCGATTCCTCCACCTGTCTGGGTGAAGAAGTACGATGTTGCACCGCCTCCTCCGCCGGGGCCACCGGGGCCGGGAGGACAGTTGGCGTCGATCTCAACGTCGATTACGTTTCCGCAGCAGCAGTTGGATGTTGTGCAGGTTCCACAAGTTGTTCCATTACCTTGGTAGACAGCAGTGTCAACGTTAATTCCGTTGTGAATGCCGCCATCGTATCCGTCGCACAGTGCTTGCGTTGTTGTTATGTTCACGCCTGAGCCGTCAGTGTACGTGATGACGCAACAACCAACCTCTGGGCAGTCCTCGCCTTCAGACCAAGTTCCGCCAAGCCCTGTCACGCACTCTTCCTGAGTCTTGTTTGGTCGGTAGTCACCCTCGGAAACATAGCAGCATCCTGTTGGCTCTGGCGGGCATTCGCTGATGCACTCAGCAGAGACAATGTCAGAGCCGCTTCCTGTTGGTGGGTCTGTCACAAGTGCTGCACACTCTTCAGCAGTCAATCCGTTCTGATATGTTTCAAATCCGGTTCCGTCAACTGTCTTGCAGCAGTTGCAAGGGCAAGGGCCTTCGGACCATGTTCCGTCTGTGTAGTTGCCTGACTCTTCACAGGCCTCTTTGGTGATACCTTCTTTATAGACTGTCTCACCGTTCTCGTCAGTGTATGTACAGCAACCTGTTGGACATGGCTCGCAACCTTCTGGATACGTGATATCGTAGTAATCGACGTGGTAGCATTCTTGATTGGAGATGTGGTTTTCCCAGATGTAGCACCAGTCGTATTCAGTTGGGTTTGTACATGGCAATGGTACGCCAGATGCACCTGAACCGGCTTGCGGACTGCCGATGTACTTGATCCCCGTGTAGTTCTTATGCACTGTGCCATCAGCACAATAGATGTCTTGAACAATGTCGGTCGTAGAGTATGGGAACGGTATGTTGTCTCCATCCTCTGGCTGACACATTGTCTTGATCTGCTTTGTTTCCAGCTCTAAGTCGCCGCTAGAGTTGGTGGTGAGGCCAGTCACGATGGTCTGATCGTATCCGGAGAAGTCAATCTCTGGATCAGGATCTTCAAACTCCATTGGGCAGCCGGTGCCTTCAGGGCCACCAAAGGTCACGATGTTTTTCAGTACCTTGTGAGCGAACTTGCCACACGAGTCAGCCTCGTTGCCGGGTGAGTCGCCCTCTGGTTTGAATATGAGATCATCGGCAGCTTCTAGAGATCCCACATCATCCATTGGACTACCGACAACCTTGGTCAAGTTACCGGGGCCAAAGAATCCAGAGAATGTACTTATCAGAACGTACTCACCGGTATCCTTGTCAAGCCTTCCAATACCCTTGATGTCATTGGGGACGGCACACCAATTGTTTTCTCCTGAGAACCATTCTGGTGCTCTGGCTCCTTGGGTGCATCCGTTGCGTGGATCAGTCCCGTCGAAGTAGTCGCTATTGACGGAAACATCCTCCGACCATTGACCAGCACCATCATGGCTGATCTTGGCGTAGTTAGCTGTCTCGCTTCCAACGGCAACGATGACCCAGTAGTACTCTGGGGAGTTATCGCTGTATGGTACGACTGTTCCGTCTTCTACCTGCGTATCAGCCAACGACTCTCTACGCTCAAGCCATACATCGACGCCTGAGGCTGTGGCAAACTTCTTTGGATTGTGGACATTGCCATCTAACGTTGCTCCCGGTGATTCATCGTCCGGATGCCACATAACATAGGGCCAGTAGCTTTCACTACCAATGATCGTGAGTTCTGGGATAGCATCCGTACCACCGCCGCCTGATGATCCACCTTGACCTGCGGCAGCCCATGGAGCCAGACATCCATTCGTCGTGGCCTTGATGCGAGTGACCAGCTGGGTGCATGACTCAATGATCCAAACATCCTCAGCGGCTTCCCCGCTATCATCACCGCCGCCTGAGCAAGGCTCTGATGACCAAGTCCCGTCCGTCTGTCCGTCACAAGCGGCTTCAGTCATGGGGGTGCTTACAGACTGGCCTTCGGAATTGACGAATGTGCAGCAGCCGATTGGATCATCTCCCGGTGATCCTCCACCGCTATCACCACCTGAGTCAGAGCCGATTACGGATCCTATGCCCTTGGTAGCCCAGCCAATGGAGTCAGTGAAAGCAAAGCAGAACTCCTTGCGTGGATCATAAACCTTGACGGTTTCACCCATCGATAGTCCTGATGTGAGTGGGTCAATGACTTCAGCATCAGCCCATCCGGATTGCTCGGGAGTATCCACTTGGATAGGTCCAAGCAGCTTGAATCTGAATCGTTTTATCTTCGCCGCTGGCGACTGGAAGAAGACCCACTTGTGCTCTTGCCTAACAACCTGCACAATGTCATCCTCTTCTAGCTTTTCATCGCTAGAGTTGAACACCTCCACATTAGTGCTAGTCTCAATGTGCTCGCCATCCGGCCTGACGAGGATCTCAACTGCTGTGCCCTTCTCCCAAGACGCTGGAGTGCCAGCGTTCTGGTCCGCCTCGGTTGCCTTCTCGATTCCGTCCTCCTCCGTAATCTTGACTGTTATCATCTCCGTGCCAACGGGACGCTTAACTTCTTTTACGCGGTGATCGTTTAGCTTGTTGGCAAAGCTCTTGAGCCTCTGTGCCGTCTTCTTCTCGTTAAATCCGTATACCATCTTTTTACCTTGAGTGTGGTTTATGCCTGAAGGAAGCTGAAAGATATTTCTTTTTGTGACCGAAAGAACATGTAGGACGGTTGGTCCAGCCCTTCCTTTGGAGGGCCTTCAGCTGGTCCATTGAGATAGGCAACATTTGGAGTCCTGAGCATCCCCGGCTCGACAACGCCATTGCTCTTGTTGTATATGTAACCTGTGGTGATGTCATCGGTTATTGGGTCGCCGGCACCATCGTACCTGTGTATAGGTCCGAGTCTTACATCCGAGGAGCCCGGAACCTTCAGCAGTGCGTGGTCGTCAACTAGGGGGACGGTTTGGTAGTGGCCGTAGCTTATCGTATCGCCCTGAGTGAAGCCAGAAGGCTCTCCGGTTACTGCACAGATTGCCTTGTTGTCTGCCAGTTCAAGCGTGTAGACTACTTTTGCAACGTCCACATATCCACTAGCAAGCCTAACTCTGGCGTTGGTCGCAGACACTGGCCCGGTCATCCAATGGTGAGGCCCATAGCCCCTGTAGTCATCAGAGTTGACCTTATATGACCTCTCTAGCATCTGTAAATAAGTGATCGACGGCTCAAACTGAGTGATGGTGAACGTAAAGATTGGCACAGTCTCAACAATAGGCTCGACGAACGGCGTCCCCGTGCCCGGCATTCTCCAGCACTGGCCACCATCCTTATCTTTCCAGATAGGGATCTCCCTTCCGGTGATCTTGACAGCAACGGTAGGCTCGATGTCAGACAGTTGTTCTGGCGGTTGTTGCTGGCTCTTCTCTTCGCCCTGCACGGTCTGAGTTGTCCATGTGACTGTCACAATAAATGAAAGCCTATTTCCTTGCTCACGCTCCACAGACTTGCTCTCGCACACAAGATACGGGTTCGATATTCCCCCATAAAAGTAAGTGGATGCGTTTACTTTCGGAAGTTCATCCGCTGAGATCACCAGTTCCGTTGGAACTGAAGACGCCGTTAGCTCCTCAGAGCCGGTATACGTGTCCGAAAGGCCGTTCACAGTCACCCTGTAGCTGGTGCTGGCCTTCTGAGTCACCCTGTCATCGCCCTCTCTTGTTGCCGACGATGAACTGTCGGTTGTCTCGCAGACGTAATAGTCTAAGTCATTAAGTGTAAAAGCCATTATACGCCCTCGAAGCTAGATTTGGTTTCTTTCATGTGTTTGTAGATTTTGTTAAGTACGCCCTTAACACCCTGAGTCTCTTTGACGTTGTTCTTGATCTCTCTGATCTCCTGCCTGCGTTCCTCGTTGTTCTTCTCACGCTTGTACTGGGCCCTTAGCTCCTTTGTCATTTCCCTGACCTCGGTAGTCCATCTTCCCCACTCGGAGTTCTCGAAATTGAATGCACGCTCGTAGTTGTCCCCCGGAATGAATCTTGAAGAAAGTAGGCCGTCTTCGCCCGCGTACTTTTCGTATATCTCATCCGACCTCTTTTTACGCTCTGCGTCAAAGTCTCTGCCCGAAGGCTCGCCAATCTCGTTCAGTTGTCGATTGAGCCTCTGTTCTGCAAGGGTCTGGAATCCCCTCTTCACGTACCCCACGCCAGACCAGAACTGCTCTGCGTAGACCTTGTTCTGTGCGTTCCTCTCGTTTATGGATTCTCGGGCATTCGCCCTCCACGATTGCCCATTTAAGTCAACGGACGTATTGTCAGCAATTCTCTTTAGCTCATCGTATGAGTCCTTGGCGTAGTCCCTGCTGCCCATCACCTTGTCCCGAAGGAACTTGTACTCTTCTACAGTACCCTGCTGGAACCCGCCTTTCAGAGTATTTGACTTTGCAGCAGCACTTCCGACAACGTCCTCAGCTGTGATGTCACGTGTTGGAGTGAATAGCTTTGGGTCTGCCGGGGCGTCTTCAAGCTCAGTGGGGTCATCAAGACCTTGTTTCTTTAGACGCTGCCTCAGTGCGTCCAGCTTGTACTTGGCCTGCTGGATACGCTGCTTCTGCTGTAGCTCAAACTCTTCTGCGGATGTGCTAATAGCCTCAAAGAATCCTTGGTGGCCGCTGGTCCACCTTCCCCACATCTGGGCGATCTCGTAGCCAACATTAACTCTTCCGGCCTCATCCATGTAGGTGTCATATCCCGCATCGCCTCCTAGGGCCTGATCTGGGGTAAGCCTTCTCATGAACTCTTTTTGAGCACTGGGTCCTTGGCCAAGCATTCGCTCGATCTGTGCAATCTTCTCCTCGTCAGCTATTAGCTGGTTGTTCAGGGAGATTGTAGTTGTCAGATCTGAAATCCCTTGGGTCAGCCCGTCAAGTGTAGTCTTGAACCAAGAGTTCTTGCCCTCGCCCATGACCGCAAACATCTCATTGGTATTGTTCAACAAGATGTCCCACTTGCCAGCAAGGGTCTCGGCTTTTGCCTGAAGGCGACCAAAGTAAAGCCCACCTTCGCTCGTTGCACTGATGAGTGCATCATTGACGTGCTGTGCGGTAATCAGGCCGTCTTCCATTGCTTTCGCGAACTCAGCCATTGGAACGCCTGCCTCGTCCGCAATAAGCTGAAGCGAGAACCCAGCGTTGACAAGCTGATTCTTCTCTTGTCCCATCAGCTTGCCGAGTGCGTTGATCTGTGCGAAAGCACGTGTCAGCGAGTTGAACTGCATTGTGTCCCCACCAGATGCCTCACCAAGACGCTTAGTGAAGTCAACGATGTTCTCAAGCTCTACGCCATAAGACTTAATGACAGCAGCGTTCTTGACAAGCTGAGACGTGGTGAGAGAGGACTCTCTGGCAATGTTCCTGAACTGGTCGGCGTACTCCTTGCCCTTCTTCTTGCCCATGAATACTTGGAGCTCAACAATGTCAGACTCAAGTTTCGAGTATTCCTTGGCCTGCTTCATTAGCAAGCCAATCTCTACGGTTGCTGCTGCGATCGCCGTCCCTGACGGGCCAATTGCGGCAAGGCCAAGGCCTCGGCCAGCACCAGCCGCCGCTCCGCCTAGGCCGAGACCAGATATACTTGATCCAAGCATGTTGGCTAGATTTTTGCCTGCGAGTCCCTTGGAGACCTTGGCGTTCCTGACCTTAGCTACAGTGTTTCTGTTGACAGCGTTCGTCTCTTTGTCGAAGGCGATCTGGTCAGAGTACAGTTGACGCTGCAGCCTGCTCAGTTCGTACCTGTATGCCTTCTGGTCAATCTGGCCACGCTTCAGTGCGGCATTGGCGTCCATGAACTTCTTGGTGTACCGCTCCATAGGAGTTCTGGTTGCGTTCATCGCACGGTACAGGTCACGTGTCATACGTGTGGATGCCTTCATCTTGCGGACAAAGTCGCCGTTGTCGGCAACGATGTCCATTCTGACTGCACCAATTCTCGTTGTATTACCTGCCATTACTTAATGCCTTTAATGCTTCTTCGGGACTGAGCTTTTCAGCTTCATCCTGCTCGTGTTTCTGTGTGTGGTATGCGATCCACTGATCGACTAGAAGGGGACTTACGGAGTTCATCCAGTGCACTGGGTCATCAATGCCCAGTTCTGAACAGATGCGAAACACCCACCGCAACCTTATGTTACGGTGGAAGTGTTTCACCAATCTGTCTACTCTGCCTGCTCTTTTCCCTCTTCGCCGCTCTCGATGGCCTTGTTGATTGCCTCAACAAGAGAGTCGAGCTTTGCGGCGTCAAGTGCAAGCAAGTCCTTGGCGTCACCCTCATTGAAGAGGGACTTGCCTTTTTCGTCGCAGAGGTGATCAATGATCACGTTAACACGCTGACGTACACGTGCCTCTGGCTTCAGATTGCCCTTGTCGTTAAACATGTCAGCAATTCTGGTTGACCGCTGTAGCTCGGTCATAGTCTTTACGTAAACTCTACCCCACCCCTCGACGTCGTGACTAGTGACATCAAGTTTGCAGGCGTTAAGTAGAGCTTCCTTAGTTAGCGAAGTCATCGTGGTAGTCCTCTTCGGATTGGTCTTCATTTGGGTCGTACTCTGGAGGCATTACGCCTCCGGCATTGTCTCCTAGTCTCTGAGAAACCTCTTCCTCAATGAGACCCTTGTCCAGTGGTGATAGACGTCCGATAAAGCAGCATTTAGTACCGAATTTCCAGCTCTTGTAACCAACAAGCTCACCGTTAACGATGATGCGGTATTGAGAGAAAGTCATTTCCTCTCCGGTTGCAAGGTTCCTACCAGTGTGTGGGAGAAGTTCGATCTTCATGTTGCTTTTCCTTATGCTTCTGGTGTGAATGCTGGGCCAGTGTCGCCGTCGAAGCAGAAAGTAACATTAGCAACCAGAAGGTTGTTGTTGCTCATTTCTGGAAGGCCATAGCTGGAGATGAATCCAGTTCCGCTGAGGGAAGCCGGGGTGAGAGCACCGTCATCTGGATCGCTCTTAGGAAACGTGACAGTAAGCGTGTCAATGTTTCCGATGACGCCGTCAACGTCTTGAGCATTGGCGGAGTTCTCCGACCAGTCGAAACTTGGGTCGAATACGATTTCCATTTGACACTCGCCCGGATCGGTCAGGTCGCCGGGGATGTATCGCATGAATCCAGTCGTGTCCAAGCAAGATGCGTCGATCTTGTCTTGGGTCAGTTCTGGGAGAGAGATGCTACGAACGCAACCAACGATTTGACCGTTTGTCAAAACTGCCGTTGCACCCTGTCCGGTCATGCCAATAAAATTTCCACTCATTTTTCTTCTTTACCTTAAAAGGAGTTGTAACTAACTTCAAACGCTTGAACTGTTCGGAACAGCCAGTGGTCTGTCCCATCATTTGGCTTGTCCACAAGGTACATCCTGCCGGTCGCTTGGCTAATGCTCTTAATCCTTGTTCCGTTGTACGTGCCACGCTTTCCATTTAGCGATGCACGTGCTGCCGCGTGCAGGTCGTCTGCCTGCTTTCTTGTTTCGCCGTAGCACTCAAGCCTTACATTCGCCGTCTCAAAGCCAACAAAACCGCTAAGGCAATCCTCTGCCTTCTCGCTGGCAATGTATAGCAATGCGGCTGGCATTGTTGAGTCTTCAGGAATGAAGTCAACACATACCCTGTTTCCGGCCAGTGCTATAACACTAGCGTCCGCTGCAATTATGCTTCTTACCGCTGCTGCTACGCTCATAGTGTCCTCATCTGTCTTCTAATAACATTCTTCATGGCTATCATCTGTGCCCTTGAGGTAGCAGTTGCAGCCGGTTTGAGCCACTCCCTTTTGGGTAACTGGTATTTCTTGCCAGTACCCCAGAGATTAATGTTTCCGGGCTTTTTGTCGCCCACTGGCTCATGTGTGTGTGTGTAATTGTTTCCGTAGTAGTCTGCACCGATTATGGATACAGCTGGCTTGTTTGGCTTGTATGACAATAACTTTATCTTGATCTTGTTGCTAAGGCTGTCGCCTTGCTGCGAACCTAGTCTTGCGTTCCTTACCTTCTGTGACCACTTTGACCTAGTGCCTGTCCTCGATGAGTTTCCGATTCCACTCTGATTAGGGCTTCTGCCAAACTGTGTCGCTATGCTCATGGATGCCGCAACTTTGACAACCTCTGCCGCTGCCTCTACTGCCTTATCCATTACGTGCCAGTGCATTCTCTTATCGAGTCCGACAAGCATCTTCTCTAGTTCATCAATGTTGTGCTCAATAACGATGCCACCACCGGCATTCTTACCGTACTTCTTTGGTGATCGCGTAACAATGCGGGTGGCTTCTCGCTGTCTCTTCTTAAACTGACTCATCCGTTGTTTTCGCCTCGGAGTTCAACCCTGACTTCCATCTGGATGCCATCGGGATCGGACATGTTGGTGATGCCATACTTGACGCCGTTGATAACACAGCGGTCTTTAACCGTGATCTCACCTAGCCCGAAGAACTCACCGAACGCAACATGAGTAGTTTTCTCGTTTACCATTCTGCCTCTAAGTACCTCGCCACCGACAGTAGTTGTCAACTCGCAAGGCCAGCCCTGTGACAGTACCAACCACTTGCTGTCGTCGGCGTATGTTGGCTGACCGTACTGGTCAACCGATCCGTCATGACGATAAAACGTAGCAGAGTGTCGGCGAAATCCAATCCTCTTTCTGATGCTCATGGATAGGATGACCTCATTAGAAGTGTGACGATCTTCTCGTATGCAACTTCCTGACTGTGCAGGGCTGACCCTTCCTGTGCCGGATCAAAAAACCATTTGCCAACGCCTAGCAGCATAGCTGTCTTAAACAGTCGTGGCATACAGTCCGCATCATCTCCGTAACCAGCCGTAAAAGAAATGCTAATAGCACTTGGATTGTCTGGCTGAACACAGGGCCAATCTGTACCCGGTGCAGGGAATAAGCTTCCCCGTGCTTGATCGAAAATATAAGCAGCAGAGTCAAGCGTCTGCGTTACGCCGTCTTCATCGACGTATACCACAGATGCAACATTGCTTACTGCCCTACTTCTCAGCTTGATCTCGCCGTTCTTGCCATTCCAGTCAAACTGAGTCTGAAGGTATGTGGCGTTGATTAGCTGTCGATCAATGTCTTGCTCAAGACGTTCAGCTGCCGCTTCCGCTAGAAGTGTCAGATTTGCGTCGTGAGTTGTGTCGCTTGCGTTTAGTCTTAGGTGCGACTTTATCTCCTCCAGAGTTACTGGAAGATTTGTCACTGGCGATGTTCTTCTTATTGTCCAGTTTGTCGTCATCTTTCATGACCTCGCAAATGCCGAGAGAAACCAAGGTTCTCGCAACCCCAGTGTTGCCGAGAACCACAACAGCCCCCAGCTCTTGATTGAGCCGGGGGCATGACTTTACAAATCGTACTTTCACGTCAATTACGCAAGAACGATTTTGCTAAGAACTTCTGGGTTAGCCGACTTCAACGCAATTCTTTGCGTGCAAATGATACCCACTTGGTCATTTACTGCAAAAAGCTCATTCAAAACGCGGAAGTTCAGCGAGCGACGATCACCGAAGTAGTGAGAAACACCAAGGTCACCGAAGACGCAAAGCATGTCAGCCGAAGTTGATGCACCAGCACCCTTCATGGCGTTAACCAAGTTCACTGGGTAGCCAAGCAACGTTGGGCGAACGCCACCAACCAAGTCGGCTTGGCTGTTGCCACCGGCTGCGTTGAGGATGTCGCGAACTTGACCATTCCAAAGCGTTGGGCTCATGTACCACTCGTGGTTCAGGCCACGCTCTTGACCAGCAGCAACAACAGCTGCAGTTAAGTCAGTCAGTGCAAGAGAAGCAACGTCAGCAACCGAGTGAGCAGCAACGTCGCTGTCGCCTTCGATTCCGTCAGCGTACAGAGAAGCGTGTCCGGAGAACAATGCTTCGTCCTCAGCCTTCGCGAAGCTCCAAGCCAAGTCGCGAACGATAGTGTCAGTCATGCTGATCAAGCTGTCTTCGTTGATCTCGGTGCTCATCTTCACAAGACCGGCCATCTTCTGTGCCGTCAAGGAAACTTGGCTGAAAGTCAGGTCCGATGCGGTGATCGCGTCTGCTTCGTTTGGATAGAAGACAGTTGCGTGACCAGCAAGCTTAGGAACGGTCCAAGTAGGAGCACCCATGACGATTCGACGACAAACGTTACGTGCAACGCCGTACTCTTCAACCAAGTTGATCAGCTCGGAAGCAAGTGGGGCAGGAACGGTGAATCCACCCTTGTTGTCAGTTCCTTCGCTCTGTGCGGCCATGAAGTCGGCAGCCTTGCGGTCGCCAGCAGTTGCCATCAAGAATTTACCGGCGGTGTAAGCGTCTTCGCTCGATGCGAAAACCTTGGAAGTGTTGTACTTAGCTTGAGCAGGGATAGCCATTTCTACTTTTTCCTCTTGAGGGGCTTCTTCGATTTTAGGTTGAACGTTCTTGGCAGGCTCCAAAGCAGCTGCACGGCGTGCAACAACTTCTGCTTTAGCGGCCTCAAATGCTTTAGCCGAGTCCAATTTGGTCTCTAGCTCTTTTGCTTCGTTGTTGAGAGCAAGAAACTGATCTTGCTGCTCTTGTGATGGCTCGTCACCGTGAATGTCAGCAAGTGCTTCCACTTCGATGCTGATCTCTTCGAGGCGAGCCTGAATCTCTGCAATTTTCATCGCGTTTAGTCCTGTTAGTGGATCTACTAATGTTAGGATAGGCAGGGGATAGTCCCCTGCCGTGATTTGCCCATGTTACACTATTTGGGCTGTCTTGTCAAGGAATACCCTATCTCACTTGGCCTTGAGCCTAATTCGACGGGCAGTTGCCTCCATTTTGGCACGCCAAACAGGGCCAATCGTGCTTGCTTTTGGCTCCTCTTGCAGCTGTGCGTATGGTTTTTTCTTGTTTGGCTTGATCTCGTTAACCTCGTCAACAAGTCCAGCTTCAAGGGCATCCTGTGCGGAATACCACGTCTCAGCTGCCATGATCTCAAGCCACTCGTCCTCAGATTTCTCGCTGCGTGCAGCATATACGCTGGCAATGTCGCGGTCCATCTGCTCTAGGATCTCAACCATCCCCTTAAAATCCTTGGCGTTGCCCATAGCAACGGTCCAAGCTGAGTGAACCATCATTCGGCCAGTGCTATTGATAATCACGTGGTCAGCAGCCGATGAGATCACTGTTGCAATCGAAGCGGCAAGGCTGTCGATGTGAACAGTGACTTTGCCGCTGTAGTTGCGGATCTGGTTGTAGATGGAGATCCCATCGACGACACTTCCGCCCTCGGAATCAAGGTGGATAGTAATGTCCTCACCAGCGTGCTCTGCCAGTGCGTCCATAAAGTCATTAGAACCAATGTGGTTCTCGAAGTCACCAATACCGCCTCGGACGGTGATGGTTCCTTCTTCTGGGTTAGTCTCAAACTTCATCGTTATTGTCCTCTGTTGGGGTCTGATTCTCTTCTGGTAAACCTAGCTGCTCTGCTTCTTCCTCTTGTCCCAGTGTGCTGGTGACGCCGTAATCGTCATCCCCGCCCTCTACTGGGTTGAGTCCGTGAACAGCACGTGCCTCGTTCATGCTCATAATGCCCTGCTGGCGAAGGTTCGCAGTAAGGTTAGCAAGGAACTCGGTGTTGTTTTTGTGGAGCACATTTGCGTCGAGCTTGTACTCGAAGTTCCATGTGTTCTTCTGTCGCTGCGAGAGCAGCTTAGTGTTTGCCTCGTGCTCAATCTTGCTGATCCATCGTCCAAGGCAGTTTGTAATGTAAGCAGACTGACGCTCTGTGACACTCTTATAGCTGGCACCAGTGTTGTCGCCGAGGATGGTCTCAAGCAGGAAAGCAATAGCCATGCTCTCACGCTGGAACATTCTTCCATCTTTGTATGACGCACCGTTTCCATCAGTTGGGAGTACCTTGGCTGTCATGCCTTCCCGGATCATGCCGGTTTTGCCACTCTTTGAAACGCCCTCGTGGGCCTCATTGAATGAGTCAAGGAAGGCCTGAGCTTCTTTTGCCGTGCGGAATGCACCGCGAGGAGCCTCAAGCAACAGGCCCGGACGCCCAGCGTTTCGGAACATGCTTCCAGATGCCTCTGCACCTGCGATGGAAAGCCCGAACTGGTCCTTGAGGAGATCAAGCATTGACTCGCCCCACAGGCCATTGCGGCTGATCCCCATGATGTAGAACACGTCTCGATCTGGGATCTTGTAGCTGCTTCCCTCGATGTCAGACATGCCGATCAATGAAGCGTCATTGATTGAGACGTAGTGCCAACGCTCTCCCTCGTGGATCACAGTCGTGCAATCCTCGGCTTGGAGTGGGATCAGCCCAATAGGCTGCCCTTGGTTGTTTCGCTCGATGTACGCACGTGCGTTGCCATAAAGCAAAGCATCTGACATCAACTTCTCAACCATCGTGAACTTGGTAACAAACTCGTGAGGACGTGCCCAAACTCTGGCACCTGCGTCACTCATGAACGTGTTAACCTCGTCATTCCTCGTCTCCTTGCACTCAAGTGGCATCACTGCCAAGTGACCGCTGATCTTGCTCACGGCGTTGTATACGGTAGGTATGCCCATGACTGTTGACCAGTTAATGGTAATACCAGACGACGACTTGCCGCCATGCACAAGGTCCACTAGCCAGTCTGAAGGGTTGGTCAGACCCGACGAAGCATAGTTAAACATTTGACCAACTTTGCTCACAAAGCTCATCTGATTCCCTTTAGGTTATAAAATATCCACTAGTTCTAGGTGGTGCGTGCATGGCACGGCTCAAGGCCATTGTCATTGCAACACATCCGTCAATCTTCTCCGCAGAGTCTTTTTTCGAGTACATCACTCTCTCGTTTCGATCCTCAATGAGGACCGCGTTGCTCATCATCCAACGCAAACACGGGTTCCCATCGTGAGCGAACCTGCCGTCCTTGATGCACTGCCTAAGTATCGTAATAGGCTCGTTAAACATCCTACAGGACTGCGTCATCGACATTGGAATCAAGCCCTCTGTCTCAACGTATTCGCCAGTCTTTTGTGCCCCAAACGGGTCAAATGCAACCTCCTGACAGCCGTACTCATAGCACTTTCTGACGAGATCCTTTTCAAGTTCTGAGACAGGATACTTGCTCGTGCGAATGAGTCCATCATCAAGGAAGTCAACGAATGGCTTTACAGTTGTATCACGTTCTGAGTCGGTTGCAAGGTATTGCCATGTACGTCCCTCGTACCTGTAAATTGGCTGTGGCTCACTGTCCTCGTCAACTTGCGTAACCTCTCCGGTGTCGAACCTTGCGACAATCGAAAACGAGGCAAGGTCGTCCCGGCCACCGATGTCAACCCCACACCCTAGTGC